TTATGGAGATGATAACAATTACTTTCAATTTTTAATAGACAGATACAATGGAAGTCCTACAAACAACGCCTGTATTAATGGTATTAGCCAACAAATTTATGGTAAAGGTTTAGGAGCTACAGATTCAAATAGGAAGCCACAACAATACGCTGAAATGATTACACTTCTAAAAAAAGATGTAGTTAGAAAATTAAGTTATGACCTAAAACTTATGGGTCAATGTGCTATGCAAGTAATATATTCTAAAGACAGAAAAAAGATTGCACAAATAGAACACATACCAGTAGAAACATTAAGAGCAGAAAAATGTAATGAAGATGGCGATATTCCTGCTTACTATTATTTTAAAGACTGGGCTAAACTAAAACCAAGTGACAAGCCATTAAGAATACCAGCTTATGGAATGTCAAAAGAAAACATTGAAATATATTACATAAAGCCATACAAGTCTGGTTTTTATTACTATGCACCAGTAGATTATCAAGGTGGAATACAATACGCAGAATTAGAAGAAGAAATATCTAATTACCACCTAAACAACATTATGAATGGATTAAGTCCTTCAATGTTAATTAACTTCAATAATGGAACACCTAATCCACAAGAAAGAGAACTTATAGAAGCAAGAATTGCACAAAAGTTTTCAGGTAGTTCTAATGCAGGTAAATTTATTTTAAGTTTTAATGACAATAAAGATGCACAAGCTGAAATAACACCAGTTCAATTATCAGACGCACATAATCAATATCAATTCCTTTCTGACGAATCACAAAGTAAAGTATTAGTAGCTCATAGAGTAGTAAGCCCTATGCTTTTAGGTATTAAAGACAATACAGGATTAGGTAATAATGCAGATGAAATAAAGACTGCTTCTTTGCTTATGGATAATACTGTTATAAGACCATTTCAAGAGCTTTTAATAGATTCTTTTGATAATGTATTAGCTTATAATAATATTGCCTTAAACCTATACTTTATTACGTTACAACCATTAGAATTTACAGACGTAGACAGAAGCGTACAAAGTGATGAAGATATAGAAGAAGAAACAGGAGTTAAAATGTCTGTTGAATTAAAAGAAGTAGACGGTTACGAAGTTTACGAAACTAAAGAAGAAGCAGAAGAACAAGCAAAAAAAATGGGATGTTCTGGTCATCACGAACACAAAGAAGGAGATAAAGTATGGTATATGCCTTGTGAATCACACGATGAAATAGATTTAAAGAAACCTTGTGAAGCTGGTTACGAACAATACGGAATGAAAGTAAAAGGAGGGCGTTTAGTTCCTAATTGTATTCCTTTATCAAAAGAAGATTTGGAAATTGAAACACAATTAAGTGAATTTGGTCAAAATGAAGAAGATTTATTAGATGACTATGATTTAATTGATGTATCAGAAGTTGATTATGAAAATGACGATTTATATGATTCAAAAATAGAAGAATTAAACACACCAGAAATATCAACTTTAAGTAAAATAATAAATTTAGTAAAAACTGGTAAAGCATATCCTAAAAGAGAATCAGAACAAGATGGTCAAACTAAACAAACAGGTAAAGAGAAATTTTTAGTAAGATACCAATACGCACCACTAAAGACTAAACAAGATGGTAGAAAGTTTTGTAAAGCTATGGTTAGAGCTAAAAAGATATATCGTAAAGAAGATATTATTAAAATGGGTAAACAACCTGTAAATGCAGGATTTGGTGTTAATGGTGCTGCTACTTATTCTATTTGGCTTTACAAGGGGGGCGCAAGATGTCAACATAAGTGGTTTCGTAAAACATATATGTTAACACAAGGTGGAGATAAAACATTAGTTACATCAGGCAAAGCAAAATCAAAAGGATTTAAATTTCCTGTAAATAATAAACTTGTTCCTGTTGCTCCTGAAAATATGCAATTTAAAGGCTATACAAAGGCTTATTGGGATAAAATGGGATTTAAAAATTAAAATATGGCAACAGCATTATTTATAAATAGAACGGATTTAGTTAGAAATTCCATATTAGATGGAAATGTAGATACTGATAAATTTATACAGTTTATTAAAGTAGCTCAAGAAATAGATATACAAAACTATACAGGTACAGATTTATATAATAAAATATCAACATTAATAGCTAATGGCGAAATTGATGACGTTGCTAATGCTAAATACAAGACATTATTAAACACCTATTTACAACCAATGTTAATTTGGGCAGCACAAGTATATTATATTCCTTTTGCAGCTTATTCTATTAAGAATGGTGGAGTGTTTAAGCATAGGTCGGAAACAAGCGAAACGGTAAGTAAAAATGAAGTAGATTATTTGGTAGATAAAGCAAGAGAATTTATGGAATATTATTCAAGACGCTTTATTGATTTTATGTCATTTAACCAGTCAGATTATCCTGAATATACAAGTAATACAAACGATGATATTTACCCTGATTATGATGCTTTATTTAATGGCTGGGTATTATGAGATATAAACCAAAACAAAAGAATATAGAAAAACTAAAGACGTTTTTAAAAAAACAAGAAAATAAAAATAAAAAATATGGCAAGTCTATTTAACACAAGAATATCAGATACTTATTCAGGTTTAATAAAAACTATTGATAACGCTGCTTTAACTGCAAGTCTAAAAGAACTAACAGATGGTTCAGGTTTATCTTCTGGATTGTATATGAATAATGCAGGGGATTTTAAAGTTACTGCTATATTAGAATTTGGCTCTTTAAAAGATACAGGAGAAAATATAATCATAAGTAAATTTGTAGATGCTGCAGATGGTATAGGGAATAACGACAACGATACTACAATTCCTACTACTGCTGCAATTATAGATTATGTAGCTGCTCAAATTACTATAGAAGATTTAGATTTTACAGGCGATACAGGTTCTGGTCAAATAGATTTAGATTCACAAATATTTGCAATAGGTGGAACTACTAACGAAATCACAACAGTAGCTTCTGGTCAATCATTAACATTATCTTTAGATTCTACAGGTGTTTATTTACCTGACAATTCAACTGCTATTACACAAACAGCAGGAGATAATTCAACAAAAATAGCTACAACATCTTATGTAGATACTTTAGATGCTGCAAGTGATTTAGATTTTAGTGGAGATAGTGGAACTGGAGATGTTAATTTAAACACACAAACATTCGCAGTAACAGGAACAGCTAATCAAATAGAATCAACTGCTTCTAATCAAGGATTAAGTTTACAATTTCCAAGTGCAGGTATTACATTACCAAATGGTTCTGTAGCTACAACTCAAAGTGCAGGAGATAATAGTACAAAGGTAGCAACAACTTCTTACGTTGATACACTTGATGCTGCTTCTGATTTAGATATAACAGATGGAACAAATACAGGAGATGTAAACCTAAACACTCAATCATTAAGTATTTTAGGAACAACAAACGAAATAGATAGCGTTGTAAGTGGTCAAAGCGTTACTTTAGGACTGCCTAATCAAATTAATGTAAATGTACAAGGTAATTTAACAGGAAACGTAACAGGAGATGTTACAGGCGATTTAACAGGTAATTCAGCAGGTACTCATACTGGAGCAGTTATAGGAAATGTAACAGGAAATGTTACTGGAGATGTGACAGGAGACCTAACAGGAAATGCAGATTCAGCTACTAAATGGCAAACTGCAAGGGATTTATCTTTAACAGGTCAAGCAACTGGAACAATATCAAGTGTTGATGGAACAGGAAATGTAAGTGGTGCAGTAACATTAGATAATAATTCAGTAACTGGCAAAGTATTAACAGGATTAACTTCGCCTTCTGCAAGTTCTGTTTTAGCAACAGATACAATAGTAGAAGGTTTTGGAAAACTACAATCACAAGTAAACGGATTAGCAGGAGGATTAAGATTTATGGGTTCTTGGGATGCAGATACTAATTCGCCAGTATTAAGTTCTGGTGGTGGAGAAGCTGCAAACGGAACAACAACTGCTACAACTGCAAACAAGTTAGTTGATAGTTCTGCTTCTTTCACAAGTACAGTAACAGTAGGAGACCAAGTAGTTAATCAAGTAGATGGTCAAACTGCATTAGTATCTAATGTAGATAGCGATACAACACTTTCTTTAGATACTGATATAATGGTTAGTGGAGAAGCCTATACAATAGATAATAGTCCTTTTATAACACAAGGACATTATTACGTTGTAAGTGTAGGAGGTACTACAACATTAAATGGTGTTTCTAACTGGACTATTGGAGATTGGGTAATTGCAGGAGCAAACAATCAATGGACTAAATTAGACCATAGCCAAGTAGATGGTACAGGAACTACAGGTAACTTAACTAAATGGTCATCAACAAGTGTAATAGCAGATTCAATAGTTTCTGAATCAGGAAGTGCAATAACAGTAGATGGCTCATTAAGTACAAACACTAATTTAAGTTCAACAGGAAACTTTGCAGTAAATACAGATAAATTTACAGTAGCAGCTTCAAGTGGAAATACTGCCTTTACAGGAGATTTAGCAATTAATACAAATAAGTTTACAGTAAATGCTACAAGTGGAAATACAATAGTTGCAGGAACTTTAAGTTCTGGTGCTATAACCATAAATGGAAACACAGATGATTCTGCTGAGTTTTTAACAATAGATGATGCTGACCCTACACTTGGCTCACAAAGACCAGGCATAAAATTTACAGGTGCTGGTACTCAATTAGGTAAAATTAGAGTATTAGATAATGGCGTTGGAATGCAGTTTTTAAACTCCTCTGATGATGAAAAATTAATAATTTCAGATGCAGGAAACGCAACTTTTGCAGGAAATGTAACAACAGATGGAATATTTAAAGTAGATACTGCTCCAGATGATAATATTTTGGAAGTTACTCAATCAGGAAGAAAAATGGCTTTAAAAACTTCTTTTGCAGGAGATACTGTTGGTAGCTTTTGGGCATTTAGAGTAAGTGATGGTAGTACAAATGGAAGTATGACAGATGCTTTAATAGTTAAACCACAACAAGCAACCTTTGCAGGAAATGTAACTTTAGCAGGAGATATTTCAGCATCAACTGGAGATTTAGCTTTATTAAGTTCAAGTGGAGAATATATTTTATATGGTGCTACTAATGGTCAAACTAATCTATACCACAATGGAATTAAAAAATTTGAAACTACAAGTACAGGGGTTAGTGTAACAGGTGGTTGGGTTACTGATGGTGTTTCTGTTTCTCAAGCAAACGTAGAATTTACAGACAATTCTAAAGCAATGTTTGGTAATGGTAATGACCTTCAAATATTCCACGATGGAAGTAATTCTTATATTCAAGACACTTCAGGCACAGGAGATTTAATAATTGACACAAATGCTTTTAGATTAAGAAGTGCTAATGGTGGCGAAACAATGATTCGTGCTTTTGAAGATGGTGCAGTAATTTTATCTCATAACAATTCAGATAAACTAACAACTACAAGTACAGGTATTCAAATTAATGACACAGGTTCAGTTAAAAAAATAGTATCATATTTTGATGGCGATTATACAAGTGGATTTAAGTTTTCTGATTTAAATGGTGGTATATGGTATGATGCAGGTGCAGATGATTTATATTTAAATGCAAATCACGCAAATAGTCAAGTAATTTTACAATCAGGTGGCTCAACC